AGAAAAGTATAAGTTTGATAAGTTGATTGAAGAAGATGCAGAGGCTTTATACTTTGTAGCTGATCCCAAAGGACATTATATTTTTTGGTTAAATGATTTAGCAAAACAAGAAACTGTAGAGCTGTATTGTCCTGACACTACTTTATGGACTAAGAAACGAAACAATAAAGAGTGCTACCTACTAGACGAAAAAGATGCACATAAAATACATATCAACTATGCCACTACCTAAACCCAAAGCAAACGAATCAAGACGAGAGTATATGCAACGCTGTATGAATGACAAAGTAATGATTAACGAATACAGAAACGCTAATCAAAGAATTGCAGTTTGTTCTTCTATATTTGAAAAAAAAAGTAATTAACATTTGTTTATATAATATTTTTTTGTATATTTGATATGTGATTGAAGCTATAGAAATATAAAAATCACAAAAAAACATTAATTAATTATTAAATATTATGAAACTTAAAATAAATTCAGATACTATAAATACTGAAAGAGAAGTAGAAAAAAAAGAAGAAAGTATATATGGAAATTATTATACTTTAAAATGTGGTTGGTTTGTTGAGTATGACAACTACTTTAAAAGATGGGAAATCACTACACTTGTTAATGGAAAATACATTGGCAGGTTTAAACAGAATGAAGTATTAGAAACAGTTTAATATCTGTAGATTGACTAACGAGTACAAGATAGAGGGTAATCCTCCACTAGTTAGAATATCTACAGTAAAACAAAAACAATTATGAAAAAACTTATAGATGAATTAGTAATCTTAGATGATTGTGTAGTAACAGGTACTTTTGGTTGGAGGTCAGAGCTTGACCCTAATTGGAAGCCGATGGTATGGAATGAAACCTTTGAATGTTGGACAAAAGATTACTGTGGATAAAAAGATAGACAACCTTAAAGACTTAGAGATTTGGTCAGACTTACATTTCTTGACTTCCATTGTCTCCTCCCAATTAGATAAAAGAAAAACAAAGAACTTAGAAAAGATGTCAGAATCTTTAGTCAGGGTTGTCTTTTACTTTCAAGAATACTCTAACAACATACGACTATATAAAAAAGCATTATTAGAATATAAATTAACTAAAAACCGAGCAATTGAAAGAGCAAGAAGATCAGAACAAGAAAACGAAAGATTACGAAAACAAAATGAAAGCCTTAGCATTTAGTTACTTAGGCTTAATACTTATTACATTATGGATAGTATTGAACTCTTAAACGGAGAACGCTTTAGACACGATGAGATACTAGAGCTGATGAAATCAGATGAGTTCTACTATGGTTACTTAGGAAAAGCTGCACTAAGCTCCTCATCAATAAAACTACTCTTAGATAGTCCTAAAAAATACAAATACGTTACAGAATACGGATTACAAGAATCAAACGCTTTAGATGCAGGTTGGTTATTTCATACAGCAATCTTAGAGCCTGATGTATTCGAGAAACAAATCTTTGTAGATGTACAATCTAAAAACTCTAAAGCTTATAAGTTAGCAAAAGAAGAACACGGAAAGGTGTTTACTATAAAACAAAAAAGAGATGCAGAAAGATTAGCTGATGCCTTTCTAAGAAACGAACACGCCTTAAAACTAATAACAAACTGCGATTTTGAAGTTCCTGCAATATCAATGATACAAGGCTATCCATTTAGAGGAAAGGCAGATGTATTAGGAAAAGGAATTGTAGATTTAAAAACTTGTAGTGATATTAAGGGTTTTAAGTATCAAAGTTATAAGTATGGATATGATGTGCAAGTGTATTTATATTGTGAGCTATTTAACAAACCCTACGAGGAGTTTAAGTTTATAGCCATTGACAAAGGAAGTTTAGACATTGGCATCTATGATGTTAGTGAGGAATTTTACAATTCAGGAAAGGACAAAGTAACAAAAGCAATACAAACATTTGAAACATTTTTTATTAACGGAGCAGATATAGATAGTTACTGCATAAAAGGAACTTTGTGATACAAATAATAAATAAAGATTTTAGAGATTGTAAAATACCAAAAGGATTGACTATTACAGATCCTCCTTACAATCAAAATTATCATTACAACGGATATAAAGATAGAATCTTAGAAGATGATTATATAGATTTATTATCTAAAATACCCACTCCTTGTGTTATAATTCATTACCCAGAAGAAACAATAAATCTTTTACCAAAAGCTATGAAAGTAAAATGTGAACAAGTAGTATGTTGGGTTTACAATAGTAACACAGGTAAGCAAAGTAGATTGATAAGTTGGTGGGGTTGCAAACCTGATTTTAAAAAAGTAAGACAACCATATAAAAACTTAAATGACAAACGAATACAAAAAAGAATTGCAGAGGGTAAAATAGGCTCAAGTCTATATGATTGGTGGGAAATAAATCAAGTAAAAAATATGAGTGAAGAAAAAACAGAACACCCTTGTCAGATACCTGAGGAAGTAATAGGCAAAATAATAAAAACCACAGCAGAACAAAATCAAACAATAATAGATGTATTTGCAGGAAGTGGCACAACAAGCAAAGTAGCTTATGATTTAGGTTATGATACCATAAGCTATGAGATAGATAAAAAATATTGTGATATAATAGAAAAAAGAATGAATATAAATCAAATGAAGTTATTATGAAAGAAGCAAATAAAATAGCAAAGCACATCATAGACATATCTAATATAGATGTATTTAAGAACACTAGAAAAAGAGAACATATAGAGATGAGGTCTTTACTTACATTTATGTTGAGACACCATTGTAATATGACTTTTCACCAAATAAAAAATTTTTATGAATCTAAAGGAAAGAACTATGACCACGCAACAGCTCTACATAGTTTAAAATCTTTTGAAACACACAGACGATACAATTCTAAAATAGACGAGTATTTTAATGTAGTATTACTTAGAATAAGAAACAAATCAAAATTAAGAAAAGCACTAATAAATCACATAATAGACTACACAAAAGAAAAAGACTTAAAAAGATTACTAAAAATAGTAGATAAATTAAAAGATGGAAAAGAACAAACAAAAGAGAAAGCAGATACCACTGTATAGTGGACTAATAAAATACTTTCCTGATGCACTCTGTGAAGTAGCAAGAGTAAGCTACATAGGAAGTAAACAACACCACCCAGACAAAGAAATACATTGGGATAGAGAAAAGAGTAGTGATGATTTGGATGCACTTATGCGACACCTTATGGAAAATGGTATGCACGATATAGATGGGGTTCGTCATAGCGCAAAACTCGCTTGGAGATCTTTAGCCCATCTTCAAAAAGAAATCGAGGGAGATAAGTTTCACGAGGGTTATGATGAACAGTTTGGTGATTACAAAATACCACACGACCAAATAATATCAGGTACAGAATGATATACAACCAAGACTGTATGGAAGCTATGAAAGAAATGTCAGACAATCAGTTTGACCTAGCAATCGTAGACCCACCTTATAGAAATACCAACGAAAACCGACCTACACCTGATATGCGTACAAATAGGTTTGTAAATAAACAAAAATTAGGCTCTAAACCAAATAAAGAATATTTTGAAGAGTTGCTAAGGGTAAGTAGAAAACAAATTATATGGGGAGCTAACAATTTTAGTTTAGATTTTAAAGGTTTTATTGTTTGGGATAAAGTAGTACCTGCAAAAGATAAAATGACACTTAAATTCTCAGCAGCCGAAATAGCAGCACTTAGCGAAAATATAACTACAATTTCTAAAATATTTACTTTTCGCACACAAGGACAAAATAGAATACATCCAACACAAAAACCTGTAGAACTTTATGAATGGACACTAATGACTTATGCTAAAAAAGGATATAAAATTTTAGATACGCATTTAGGTAGTGGCTCTATTGCTATAGCTTGTCATAATTTAGGATTTAACTTTACAGGATACGAAATTGACAAAGAATACTTTGAAGCAGCAAAGAAACGAATAGAGCAGCACACATTACAAAAAAGATTATTTTAGCGTTATATACTTGAATAATCAAGTTTTTTTCAAGATGAGTAAACACGGAGGTAAAAGAGAGGGTGCAGGTAGAAAGCCTAAACAACAAGAGCAAGACTTAATAGACAAGCTCGACAGTATAATAAACAAAGAAGAAGTAATTAAAAAGTTAGGAGAAAAAGCTCTTAGTGGAGATATGAGAGCTATGGGTTTATATATGGGTTATAGATATGGTAAACCAAAAGAAACAAAGGACATACACATAAACGAAGATGTACCTTTATTTATTGATTAATGCAACTAACCAAAACCTCAGCACTTAACAAACTAAGAGAACTAGATAAAAGAGTTCGCATAATTAGAGGAGGATCATCAGCAGGTAAAACAATTGGTATCATAGCAATCCTTATCGACTATGCAATAAGACACAAAGGAAAAGAAATAAGCATAGTAGCAGAATCAATACCACACTTGCGTAGAGGAGCTTTAAAGGACTTTCTTAATATACTTAAGGGTCTGAATAGGTATGATGAAAGAAAGTTCAATAAGAGTACCTTAAAATACGAATTTAGTAATGGTAGTTATATAGAGTTCTTTAGTACAGATCAGCCAGACAAACTTAGAGGGGCTAGACGTACAGACTTATTTATTAATGAGTGTAATAATGTTAGCTTTGATTCTTACCAACAATTAGCAGTTAGAACATCAGGCAACATTTGGCTTGACTTTAACCCTGCAAATTTATTTTGGGTAGATAAAGAACTTGTAGGACAGCAAGATACTAACTTCATAACCTTAACTTATAAAGACAACAACAGCTTACCTAAAACAATAGTCAAAGAAATAGAGAAAGCAAAAGAGAAAGGTAAGACCTCAACCTATTGGGCAAATTGGTGGAAAGTTTATGGCTTAGGACAGATAGGAAGTTTAGAGGGTGTATGTATTCCTGATTGGAAACCTATTGACAATATACCTGATGAGGCTAGGTTATTATGTTCTGGCTTAGACTTTGGATATAGTGTTGACCCCTCAACGATAATAAGACTTTATAAATGGAATGAGGCCTATATCTTTGATGAGGTACTTTATCGTAAAGGAATGTTAAATAGAGACCTCAGCTATTTCATCAAACAAAACGAGATACGAGAAAACATATACGCTGACAGTGCAGAACCTAAGTCAATACAAGAACTAAGAAACTACGGACATAAAGTTTACCCTGTAACAAAAGGTAGAGATTCAATAGTGTATGGTATCAACCTAATCAACCAAAACGA